TGTATTTAAACGTAATTTAAAGAAACTACCTTTATCATCACATGATATTTGAGTAGCATCCGTATCAAACGGAATAATAGTTTCCATTGTAACCGCATCTTGTATACTGTAATAACTAGATGTTGGTAAACGAAAATCAATCAAATAGTTCGAACTAGTAGCATATGTCTTTGTAACAAACTCTGGCCGAGCTCCTATACGAAATATAGCACGGTCCGATTCACGATATTCATTACGTATATTTTTTATATACGGTATAAAAATGTTATCAGAAATTTCATTTTTAGAACCTGTGCCAGTTAATATAGAATCATTCCAAGCTACTTCTAATCTAGGTACGTAAATTGTATGAGTATCTAACCCGTAAAAATTTACGGTTCCTAATACATCATATGAATTTTCATCAGCTTTAGATCTTTTAATTATAAAGCCATAATTAGGAATTGTTCCGTTAACCCAACGTTTAACAATGTCAGTGACATCCATACGAACATCAGGTTCTTCATATGTAAACGACTGACTAGCTTCAAATCCAGATCCAGTAATCCATGTTCCGCCACCTAATGTAGTTGTATTAGAAAAATCATTTTTACTATGTGCTGACCCAGTCTTCCAAAAAGTAGCTTGGTTATCATTGTCACGATAATACCACGATGCCCCATTAGTTATATTAGGTACATTATCAAATCTACCATTGCCATTTGTCCATGACTCGGAAACAGGAAATCCATAAATAGTATAATTTATAGGTAAATCTGTAGCTTGAGCAGCACGTATGTTTAAATAAACGGATGCAGAATTTTGAGACTTAAGACCGATGGGAGGAATATCTCCAGCTGCAATAGCATTACGTATTGCTGTTATCTGAGATCCAAAATCTAATAAGAATCTAGAGTTGTAATTAGCGCCTTGAATTTGACGTTCAAACAATGATCCTGATGCATGTTTAATTAAATCTAAAATAGGATCTATACCCGTGTTCTTCGCCGGATATCGTTCGTATAATGTAGTATCTCGTTCTGGATAATATAAGTGGTACATGCGTTACTCTTTACGGTTTTACTGTTCGGACTTTAATGTCTGCGTTAGGATATTTTATCTCGAATATACAAGGATCTAGGCTAGGATATATGATACCGTTCTTAGTAGCACCTACCATATCATATACGTTACCTGAATATCCTAAGTTCTTATCAAACAAGTTTTTCATCTCAAATTTAGCTACAGATTGCACACCTGGTAATCTATCTAATTCACTTGTAATGTTAGAAATGTTAATTAATCCGTTAATCTGTAAACGATCTGGATCAAACATTTGCTTAAGCTTATTGATACAAGTTAGAATAACTTCGTTAGCATTATAACTAGGTACAGGTACGATATCTACTTCTATTCCTACATTAACTATATATGCAGTTTTTATATTGATAGCATCTGTTAACATACGATAATTAGATAAGTATGTACGTAGATTTTCTTGAGTAGCTGGATTAAGGCTTGTAAAGTTACGATTGGCATCATATGACAATACGTACAAATTTAACGCTAACGGATTAGCAATAGTATCTCTAGGATAGTCTCGATCACTCGTGTCTAATTGAAAATCACTTACAATATAAGCCTTTGCTACAGAGCCGAATCGGCCTGGCATAGCATAACATCTAGTTATATAATCTTCACGTGTAATAGCTCTATTTTGAGCTGCAAAGCTTGCCATGGCATTTTGTCGTATACTTTCAAGCGATTCTTTACTTTTACCGCCAGTAGCAGAAATAGGATTATTAACAGCGACAGTACTTTTAGTATTAGTTAAATTTAATCCATAAAGTTCAGTAGCTGAATTATATGTAATAGAATCTATTTTAGTGAGCGTATTGGAAGCGACATTATCATCGACAGCTCCGCCTACACTATAAGTAACAGTTAATATAACGTTATTAGGTGCTAACCCATATGTACTAGTATATAAAAAGTTACTAGGATCTAAATTTGAATTAGTAGTACGTGCTAAATACTCTAACCCTAGTCCGACATTTTTAGGATTAGGTATTAATTCTTCATCCGCATCTGAACTAACTCCAGATCCGAATTGTAACTCTATACGATTATCTTCACGTATACGTGTTACAAATCTACGAGCTGATCTACGTAGTTTTAATAAATACGGTGTCGAACTTCTGTAAATATAAAGTTCTGCATCGTTATAAGGAATATTAGCTACATCATCAAATACTGTATCTTGAGCTAAATAATCAACCTCATACCATATATTACCATCATCGTCAGTAACACTAATTATATCTAATACATTAGATTCCGGCAATGTAATTTTATCGTACGGCTTAGGATCTCCAAAAGCAAATGTAGAAGTTTTAACTTCCCCGGATACAGCTTGTACAGATTTTTTTAGAAGATAATATTGTACATTACCCGAACCATCAATTTCATATACAGATATATCTGTAGGACTTAGTGAACTACTAAATGTAAAATCAACATCTTGTATTGTACGAAATTTTATCGGCGCTGTAGCAGAATCTGTAGCTACTTGCATACCTTGTCTAATATTCAGACAGTAACGGAAATCAGGGCGTGCGTTAATACCAGTACCTATTGCCGGTATTAATTGATATACATCTAAATCTACAATAGCAGGAGTATTAAGTTTAGGCTTATAACCAAACAATTGAGATAACATTAAAACATTACTTTCTTCTAACGCACTAGATAAAACTGATTCGCGAAAACTTTGATCTGCATAAAATGATAAAACATCTCCTACATACGATGCCATTTCTATAAACATCATGCCAGGCGATGATTCATTGAAATCATTGTAAGTATTAGGATAATACTGTTTGGCAAAAGTAATTAAGTTTTGCCTAAACTGAGCAAAATCTTTATTTAAATACTTTACATCCTTTTTAACTAAATCCATTAAACTCTCCTAGATGCAAACACTCCAACAGCTGTTAATTGACGATTAGCGTCAACTTGTGGAGTAGCTTGTGATACTATTATTGTATTTTCTTGAGCTAATACATTTATTACTAAATTAGCTCCTACGTTTGTAACTCGGAATACAATACGTATATTCAAAGCATTTTCATTACGTGACTCACGAAATATATTGACATTGATCAATGTTATATACGGTAACCAGTAATTAATATCTTCTTCTAAACTAGACTGCAAATTATCGGCTAATACTTCAGTATTTTGTTCAAATATACTATCATATATATCAGTGCCAAAATTTGGTTGCATATATCGTTCACCCTTACGTGTAAGCAATAAATTTGTAAGATTGCTAATAGCCTGATCTTCAGTAGTATAAGATAAAGAAAATACTCCCTTGCCAGATGTTGTCTGAAAAGAGCCACTTAATACGTTACCAACCGTAGTAGATCGATCATTTTTACTAAAAGCTGCCTGATTAAACGGTAATTTTATACCAACAGCTGTCGAGCTAGTATCGATGAACGGTTTGTATTGATAAATGGTCCTTGCCATTAACGTCCTTTCTTCTTATCAATTGCTTTCATTAATGCCGAATAATCTTTAGTCATAGCATTAACTACTGTAGCTACCTGTTCATTATTAATATCTACAGGACGCCCATCTAAATCATGTGCTGGAGCTATTGCCGTTGGTTCATTTCGCATAACACCGAATGCCTGTGCCATATCAGATGTAAATGACATCATACCGCCTTCCGATAAATTCAATGGCCTAGATGCAGTATCATTTAACAAATCGTTAAGTAATGGATCCTTTACAAAAGATTTAGGCTTTTGAGATTGTTTTTTAGAATGCATTACTGTTTCTGTAACTGCAGGAGTATATGTTTTTTTCGGTTGCTCTGTTAACAAACTACGTAGTTCCGTACGTACAGCTGTCTGTACTTCTTCACGTATAATAGTACGTAATGCCTTTATAAAAGACTTGGTATCCATAATATCCTTTTAAATAAATATGTTTATGATACGGTTCCGGGGGTAGTT